GCTTGTACCAATGTTATAGGTGATCTTACTGGGGCTGCAGCGTATGCTCAGACTGCTGGACTTGGGAACTATGCTTTCGTAGCGGGTCTTTCTACAAACTCTCAGAGGTCAGTCTATTCTCAAGTCGCTGGTGTATCTACTGTATCTGGTTATGCAACCACTGCTGGTATCGCCACTCTTGCAGTCAACTCTCAAGGACTGACTGGATCACCTGATATTGTTGTTGGTCTTGCTAGTGGAACATTCAAGGGTGATGGATCTCAACTCACTGGAGTTGTTGCTGCATCTGCTGGTATCTTCATCAAAGATAACAATACTAATATTGGTATCGCTGCTACACTAAACTTTGGATATGGTTCGACAGTATCACCTTTATCTGCTGGTATTGTTACAATAACTTCTGTCCCTCAATACGATCAATTAGAAATTTCTGGTGTCTCTACATTTGCTGGGGATATCAAACCGAATGGAAATATTACAGGTGATGGCAACACAGTTATAACTGGTGTATCATCTGCTTACATCACTGATGTTCATGGTGGATTGATTGGAAATGTAATCACCGCAGCACAACCAAACATCACATCACTAGGCACTCTAACTTCATTGAATGTCAGTGGTGACGTAAGTATTGGTGGAACATTAACATACGAAGATGTAACTAATATCGATTCTGTTGGTTTGATTACCGCAAGATCTGGTATGGTTGCAACTGGTGTCGTAACTGCGACAGCATTTAGTGGACCTCTGATCGGAAATGCAGACACTGCCACTAGTTCTGGAACTGCAACTACGGCTACCAGAGCAAATAACATTGCAGTTGTCGATGAATCTACAGATACAACATGTAGTGTGTTGTATACTAATGCTGCCTCAGGTTATCAGGCTGCCAAAACAGGAACTAACTTACTGTTTGATGCAGTACAGGGAACTCTAAAACCAACTAATATTAACGCAACTGGTATCATAACTGCTAGTTCATTTAGTGGTAATGCTACGAGTGCCACTCAAGCTACCACTGCAAATGTAGCATCTGCTGTTCTCTTAAGTGATGAATCCTCAGACACCACTTGTTTTCCTACATTTGCTAACTCAGGAATAGGTACACAGTCATTGAAGACTGGATCTAATTTATATTTCAACTCTAGTACAGGTCAGTTATACGCTACCCAGTTCAATGGATCTGGAGCGGGTCTTTCTAATATACCAGGCTCTGCTATCACTAATCTAGATAGTAGACCAAACTTTAAGTCTACTCTGTACACCACAAGAACTACTTTCCAAGCAAGTGGTGGTAACTTTGTAACTGCTCCTTTCAGTGTGACTATTACTCCCACATCAGCAGATAGTAAGATTCATATTACTGTGTACATGTGTGGTGAACCTCAAAATATAAATCACTACAATATCGTATATGGAATAAGAAGATCTATCTCTGGTGGTTCTACAACTGATCTAAACTATCCAGGCTCAGGAGATAATAGGAAGGCATCCATGTTATCTAACTACTGGGAACAGAGTTACAAAATTCAGAATGTTGTCTATGATTATGTTGATACCCCTGGCACTACAAATCCAGTAACCTATTATCCAATAGTAAGTGGTGGTCAGATTACTGGTACTTGGACTTACTATATCAACAGAGACGATGGTGGTTTTAATTACTCTAGTTACAGAGTAAGTGGTAGTCACATTAACGTAATGGAGGTAAAACCCTAATGGCAACTTACAATCACGAAGCAATCCATGCAGCATATCCAGATAAAAATTTACTGATTCAAGATGATATTGGTATATTTGATAGAGATATCAGTGACACTACACCGTTTGAAATAGATCAAGCTTTAGTTGATGCTGCAGCAGTCATAACAGACAAAGAAAAACAGAACGCTTACCATAAGTACATGCGTGAACAAGAGTTTCGTGCAGTTGCAGACCCAATGTATTTCAAAGTGCAAAGAGGTGAAGTGACACAGGCAGAGTATGACGCGAAAGTCGAAGAGATTAGGACAAAATATCCTTATATATAATAAGCCTTAAATTATTATCCAATGGCAGAAGCAGCGAAGACTCCTCCCAAAGAGGATAAACCAAAAGGTTTACTAGGTAAATTGAAAGAAGCATCGGAAGACAAAGAAGAACAGATGGCTATTCTGTCAACCTTTGTACGTCTAGGCATCTTAGTCTGGAGTGGTGCGATCTTGACTCTCGCATATGTAGAGTTACCACCAGCTCTTAAAATACCTAAACAAGATCTTGATCCAACTTTCATAGCATCGGTCTTCACGGGCGTGCTGGCGACTTTTGGCGTTCAAGCTGGAAAGAGTAAGAATAATGGATCTAGTGGTGGTGCAAACATATCTAAAAAAGATATGGAGATTCTTATTGAAAAGGCATCTCAGACTGCCCCTGCACAGGTAGTTCGTATCGAACAAGCTCCTGTAAAAATTGTCCCTGATCAAAAATAAAAATGTTACAAAAAATCGTAAATGGAATCGCTATCGCAAGTGGTATTGTATCTCTCACCGTTGTGGGTACTGCTGGTTATCTATATCTTAACAAGGATGCTATTCTCGAAAACGTCAAATCTAAAGTGATGGAATCTGTCTTACCAGGCGGACTTAGTGGTGTTGGAGCATTGAGTGGTGCTGCTGGTTTAGGACTACCATCACCATCGACACCAGTGCCTGATGCGTCTGCTCCAGAATCTCCTTCTATGCCACCAATATCTTTTTAGTATCTCCTTGATACTAAATAGTTGCTCATAGTCACGCAAGGAGGAACCTTGATGGACGAAGACAACGAACTCTGGTTTGACTTTAACATGAACTATACTTCTGTTAAACAAGTCTACACCTCATTATGTTTTCATTTGGAGAAATGGCCTGGAAACAGTATCGATCCAAACGAACAAGAACGTTTACAGGAATTAAAATCTAATTTCTATAAACTTATGCTTGAAAAACAGTACATTTGTGAGTAAATTATGAACATTAGAACATGCCCAAGGTGCGAAGCTAAATGGATAGACGAACAATTATATTGGTCAACAGGCAAAGAAGGTGATCCTCATGATCTTGCAGGGTTAGTATGCAATATTCAAGACTTTGAAGACTGCATCAACCCATGTAAGGGTTCCACTAGTGGACAAACGTGGGAACAACGTAGAGCCTTTCTCGACGCTTGGAACGAGAACGGTACAATTAAAGATGACGACTAATGGACTTACAAAAAATTGCCACCTATGGAACCGCAGCAGCAGTTGTAGGAACTGGTGCAGTGGTGGGTGGCGGTCAAATTATTGATCAACAGATGGGTGGTCCTGCAAAGAGACAGGAAGTTCAATTACAAGAAATTAGAAAGGTAGTCAGAGAGGAAGTTAGGTCTGCTTTGGAGGAAGCATGGCCTACTCAATCTGGACCAGTCAAGGGTTTGAAATTGGTAACCCCTGATGCCAACAAATAATATCCCACAGATCTATGTTAATGGAACTGGATTGAGACTTATCCAGCCCATAGATACTGGTACAATTAATATTGCAAATATAAACAGACCTTGGATGGCAACCCCTCCACAGGCGATTCCTTTTTCACCACCTGTAACTGTGAACATAGGTACGCCTATCGTAGATATGCCAGGGTGTGTAAAGATAAACAAAGAGAACGCTAAGAAAGATCCATCTAGGAATAAAAATTTAGTCAATGATGACCCCAAGGGTAACGTAGTATTATGTGATAGTGGTATGCCATACTACGAACCACCTGATTATCAGGCGAATGAATTGACATGGACTACAGTATATGGTGAACCAGAAGAAGTTACAGGTGGTGTTGATACAGGTGATCCACCTCCTCCACCAGATTCCAATACTGAACGACCAAATACTCCAGAAGAATATAAAGATCCTGATTGCCCTGGTCCTAATCAACTTAGAGTGGGTGATGTAACTCAGTCGGGAGATGAGAGGGTGACTGGACACCAGTTAATAACTGATCCAAATAATGCTAAGCAGAAAATTTGTGAGACATTGTACGAATCTACTACAGTTGTAGAGAAATTTTTGCCTTCCGTGCCTCAGGCAACCACTACCGTCGCTATTGCTGTAATTGCAACTGCTGGTGCAGCTGCAACACCACTCTTACTAAGAATAATCAAACCTATTGTTCAAAAAGCAATCAAGGCAATACAAAAAAAATTCGGTAAGAAAGAGGCTAAACTCTCCATGTCCGAATTAAAAACTAATAAGTATAGAAAAGAAAAAGGATTACCAGAACTAAGGTTTGGTGATAGAAAGAATATGATAAAGGACTTGAAGAAGTCTAGTAAGTAAAGGTTATATTACCAGAGACAATCAACCTTTGTTCATTGGTAGGTATGGTTTCATGCCATAACCATGAAGGGAAACAAATTATATCACCACTACTCTGACCATCAGGAACTAATGTGTTACCTTGAGTGTCAGTAAAACGAAAACACTTTTGTTCTGGCACATCTACAAAGTGAACCCAAGATATATCTGAGGGAACATGATTATGTTCTCCTATATTGTTACCTTGATCATATAGTTGTGACCAGT